CCGCTATATGCAAATTCTTTTGTATCTCAATCAACTCTTGGTCCAATAAAGGTTCGACAATTTTTAGCAGAAACACATGATCAAACTGATATGGCTGAGCAAAAATTAGCTAATCAGGTTTTTTCAACAAAAAATAAGTCAGGATCAGGGGCGAGCGATGCAGTAGTAGAGCAAGCTAAAGATTTAGGTAATCTTAGATATAAAGTAAATGGACAACTCGGTTACATAAGTAAAGGTTGGTTAAAGAACACAGAAAACGTAGATTTAGTTGAGGGTGGAACAGCTACTAAAGATAAACTTTTCAGAAAAATTTTAGGTGTAGGTGGATGGGCACCCGATTCTAGCGCTGACGCCGCCAAAATAAATGAGTTAGCAGTAATAGCCGATAGAATTATAAATAGATACAATATAGTAGTAGCACATCTAAATGAATTTACTCAATTAACTTCAGAAGACCCTTATGCAAAAGCAAAGAGTAATACAGATGATGGTGATATTGGATTTTTACCTAGAGGTACTTTAGATGATGGATTATATGGTGTAGCTGCTGGACGTGTAACTGCCGATGCTGTTAGATGGAATGCTACTATGACTAGACCATTGCCATTTTACTCGCCTATCCCATTTTTCACAGGCCGAGCGGCTGGAGAAGGACAAGTTGGAGGTAACCTCCCTGTAGATAGATTATCTTACTGTAGTGATAATGATTTTTTATTTAAGCATTATAATAATCAAAAAGGTGCATTAGAAAAAGCTGGTATTAAGTTATCCCCAAATTCTAATCAAAAAGTTGAAAGGTTATTTGATAATTTAAAAAATGTTCAAATTAGATTATGCAAGTTATTACGTCAAAGAGAACTTGCTATTAATGGAGCTACCCATCTATCTCAGAGTACAAAAGATGCTATAGCAGAAGTACAAGATGAAACTTCTTTTAATGTAGTACTTTCAGATCTTTTAGAAGCACATCAAAAAGCAAATCATCAAGGTTTAGCAGTTATTTTAACATTAGAAAAAGTGGTCAAAGATGCAGTTACAGCTGCAATGGGCAAAACGTCTGCTAGTACCACTAGTTGGGCCTCAAGATTAAATGGATCTACCCCAGCGAACAACAACAACAACAACAACAACAACAACAACAACAACAACAACAACAACAACAACAACAACAACAACGGAGATGCCGAATCAAAAGCTGTAGGACAAATTGCTCTATTACTAAGAAATAAGCTTCAAGATTCGACAGCCAAATTTACTTTATCCGGTTTCATATCTAGGGACACGGAGGCGATAGAATTAATGAATGATATTAATAAAGTTCTCAACGTCGCCGGTGCAAAAAATTTGGATAAATTAGGAGTAGAAAAAGATGAAAAAGGATTAGATATTGTTAATAAAGCCTTCATTAGCAATATGGACAACAATGCAGCCGCACTTGCCAAATACAACAAGTTCACCACTGTCGACCCCAAAGTTCTCATTTTCCAGAATTTTCTCAATATGAAGATGGACACCACGTCTGTGACAAACTCTAAACTCGAGGCTTTAGACGCTAAATAATTGAAAAAATAAATTGAAAAAATAAATTTTAATATCTAAATTTAGATAATAAAATGCTAAAACTAAAACTAACAGAATCAAATAATGATTATCTCCGTGAATATTACACTACTGGTTACCAAAATGATACACTTGGGTCTGGTGTTGATCTTGTTTGTCCCGAAACATTGACTTTTGAAGGACATTCTCTTGGTAATAAGATTAAATTCAATATATCATGTCAACCAGAAAATCCTCATGGCTATTGGCTTCTACCAAGAAGTAGTATCTCAAAAACACCACTCCGAATGTCTAATTCTCTTGGTCTAATCGATATGGACTACAGAGGTGAAATTATGGCTAAAGTTGACAATCTTAGTAATCAATCTTATGTTATCGAAAAAGGTACAAAACTATTCCAACTAGCTCTTCCATCTTTAGTACCTTGTACTATCGAATTAGTAGAAGAATTAACAGAAACTAAAAGAGGTGAAGGAGGATTTGGATCAACTGGTACAACTTATAGTGCCCCTTTAGTAGAGGAAGTTCGTCGTAGTGCAAATTGTTAATTTTTAAATTTAAGTTCACTAATCCCTTCTTCTATTATTAATATATTATAATTAAGAGCATATAATCTGAATTTAACAGGATTAAAATATGAAACTTGTTGAGCTAATCTTAAATCCAATGTAGCATTATCTACCTTACTGAAATTCATAGATCCTCTCGGATCTAAATCTGTTTTCAAACCAAAATTATAAGAAAAAATATGATTATCAATGGATCTTTTATTATAATTGTAATTTTGCAAATATGTAAAATACTGATACGGATATTCTTTAACCTTTTCTTGTCCATTTAATAACATTTTTGCACTTTTAATTATAAATTGTTTCTCGTCTGAAAAATAATCAGATAAATCCTTAAATTTAATTAAATTTTTAATTGCTATATAATCAACTTGATTCCAATTTGCTCTTGTTGAATCTGTTTTATATATATTACATGGATCATTCGTTTTACTAGTTGTACATAACGGATCTACTAATTTTTGATTTAATCTAAATTTATTAAATCTTAAATATTCCATCGATAAATGTGCTTTGTAATAATTCCATGCATTTAGTTTACTACTTTCATAATTTGAAAATTGAGCAATCCAATATATCGATTTAACTGGATTAAAAAAATTCAAATTACAACTATAACTACTATTATTAATTGTCTTCTCACCATTAAATTGTAATTGCTCAATTACATATGTTAATTTATTATTGTAAAATTGAGATCTCTCTTCATTATCTAATAATACATAATCAAATAATAAGTATGCACTTTTAATATTTAGTTCTGTAGAAAAATTAATAACATAAGTTTCACTTATATTATCACTTTTTGGTGTTATTTCAAAATCTGATAATAAATTTTTAATCTTATGTATTGAACCATTTAATAATTTTCCAGTAAACTCATCCTGTACCTTCCTTACCCTTCTGTATTAATATATCACCCTCATTATATGGAACTATATTATCATCAATTTTTAATTTATGTGTAGGACCAGTAGTTAAACATTCATCTAAACTACTAAATTCTATATTTATTCTTACATCACTATATTTTAATGAAATTAATGGTAATGCTAAACCATAAGATTTACAAAACCAAAATTGAAGTGGAATATATAATTGATAACTATCTTTTGTTTTCGTAAATGAATATAATTTTTCATCAAATCCAGTCATTTTGTCATGACCAATTTGATTACCTGTCGTATTTAATTGACTCCATATATATAACCATTCACCATAATGTGTGTCAATTATCTTATTGCCAATATCTAATTCTATATTTTTAATTAATCTATAACCAATATTTTTTGCCCAAGCAACTCGAATATATTCATCTAAATTATTTTTTGAATTATAGAATCTAGGAATACTAGGCAAATTAACTAATAAATAACCTCTACTTATCATATCTCCAATATTCGATAAAGTACATGAAACTTTTGTACCAAAATTTGGAATTGTAGAAAAATACTGAGGTATACATTCTATTGAAAAATTAGTATGTCGTTTATAAACAGCTTTAAAAAATGTTATTTCTGGTTTTCCAGATAAATATATATTAGTCTGCCCTTTAGCAGCAATTTGTATAGATGCTCCACTCATATTATACTATATAATATGAGTGTAGTTTTTATTTTAAATAAAGTAATCCAGCTTGTCCTCCCATTATACGTAATATATTATAATTTCTTGTGTATACATGTACATCTCCATGCTCACTTACATTCATCTTCATAAATAAATTAAAATCTTCCACATATGACATATTTAAACTTCCACTTGGTTCATATGCAGTTGGATTTAATGCAAAAGTATATACATTTACTCCTGTATCTACACTATTTTTATAATATTTTGCAGGAATATAACAATTAAAATATTTTCCATCCAAATATGTAATCCTATCTTTACCATTAAATTTTATTTTTGCTTTATCTACCGGATTTGCGAGTATATCAGTTACCTTAATTTTTTTTACAAAAACATTATTAACTTGTGTCCATGATACACTTTCATGAGCTCCTATTTTTACACCATATCTATTTAATAGTTTATTATTTTTATTACTCTTTGTTTTAAAAAAGAAAATAATATCTTTTGTAGGATTTCCAAATTCAACTGGTATAGTTATTAAGTTATTTACATCAAAATTAAAATTAGGTTGAGGAACAACCATCCTATTAACTTGCTCTACTAAATATTCATGTCTATTTTCTGCAAATTTTTTTCTTTCTTCATGATCTAAATAAAAATAATTTGCTAATAAATTTCCTTTCAAGGTTTTATCAATAGTATATTTTATATTTGAATCCGTTGTTAATAATATATCTTCCATATTTCTTAATTTAACTCTTATACTCATATCAGTATGAATACTAGAAATTAATGGAAATGGTATTCTGTCAAACATCCACCATATTGGTATATATAATGATTTATAATTTGATTGTATATAATCATTTACATCATTTCCTATCATCTTTTTATATCCATCCTGAAAATCACCTAATAATTTTTCAGCTATATACAAATAATCACTATCATATTCTGATATAACAGTTTCACCTAATATTAATTGCACCTTCTCTAATAAATTTATACCGAAATTCTCAATAAATTTAAACTTGGGAACATTATTTCTTTCATCTAAAATCTCAATTTTTTTCTTATAATCTCTATAATTCTGTAATTTATTAAAATTATTTGTTATTAAATTTTTGATATTATCATTTTTAATTGTATTATCTGTTAATCCAAATTTATAATCAATATCATGTTTATCATAATACCAATCTTTTTCATCTATATTTTTTATACTATCTAAAAACTTTTCTCTATACGTTTTGATAAATTCATCATATGTAAATGAATAATTTCCAAATGTACTTTCAAATATATTAGAAGTCTCTAAATCTAACTTTTCCTTTAATATCTTATTATCATAAAATAATTCTAGTAATTTAGTTGGATCAAAAGTTAAATCTGTAATTATATTTGTATTAAATAATCTTTTAATTCCAAATTTGACCTTATTTATACTATTGTTATCTAAATTAAATAATATACTATCATCCTTCTTTCTTGTATATACTATATTATCATCAGCAAAAAGTGGTATATTATTTCCAGTATATGATTTTATATTACTGCTATACCAATCCTTTAATTGTATGCTATATTGTGCTGTACCATCATATAATTTCTTTATAATTATACTATCTTCATTTTCCATAACTGTATGAGTATTTGTTCCTATTATTATACTATCATCTTTTAATATTTCATTTATTGTATTTACACCCTTATTTAATGCAACATAACTATAATTAAATAACTTTGTTGGTGCTAAAATTTGACTATCTAATGCTAAATTAATATTTTTATCAGATA